CTATCCCGCAATCTACTTTAAATAGAGGCTCATTTATTAGAGTTTTCTTTTCAGATCTAGATGATGATGGAATAGATACCTTAAGTTTTGAGGAACTCGAAGAGGTATGTATCGAGGCATTAGAAGAACTCGAAGGGGATCTTCTAAACGAAGCACTCGAAGCAATAGATGGTATATCACTTCTTACTGAAGCACCTTCTAAGCACTCAGCAAATCCTAATATTGCTGTGCAAGCACCACAGAAGGAGAAACCAGGTAGAGATGCAGGTAAACTTGCGAGAGCAAAGTTATCTAAGCCACAAGCTTCTCGTAAAGAGAAGGTTAAGGCAGCACTCAAGTCTGCTGGTTCAGCAATTAAGAAGGGTGTAAAGTCTGCTGCAAGAGGTGCAGGTAAAGCTGCAGGACATGCTGTCAATGCTGCTGAGAAAGGTGCTAGAGCAGTTGGCAAGGTTGCCAAAGAAGTTGGAAAGGGATATTCTGAGACCCGTAATAAGGGTAGATCAGATGAGGGTTCCAGAGTAACTGCTGCTAAGTCACCAGACGAAGGTGGGTCTTCTAGCAATAGACCACGCTTGCGTGATAAGATAAAGAGTGGTATAAAGAAAGTCGTTGGTAAGGCTGCTCGTGCCGTCTCCAGAGGTGCAAGAGGTGTAGCTCGGAGATTAGGTGAAGAGAAGTATGACTGGCGATCTAAATTGGAGGTCAATAAATGACATCTACATCACGATTCCAACCAAACAAAAATGACGAAGGCGATAAGAACTCGCAAGGAGTTGGTAAGCTGAAGAAAAAGGTGGTCAAAGGTATCACCGTCAATCCCAAGAAGGAAGATCTTATGTCCGAGAAATTAGATCCCGTAGGCAAGGAGGATGCTGACCTTGATAACGACGGGAAAAAGAATGACAAGAATGATAGGTACTTACGTTATAGAAGAAAAGTACGTTCCTCTGTCATCAAAAACCAAAAAGAAGCATTAGAAGCACTCCGTACTAAGGAACTAGCTGAAGAAGAAGAGGTAGTAAATGAGGTTGCTGTTACAGCAGTCGCTACTCCTGCTGCTGTTGGATCCACATCACACAGCAATACTAAGAAAGGTTCTGGTACTGAAGATGCTAAGAAGAGAATGAGAGAGAAACTTCTTGCTCAGACCGCTGAGTATGACAAGAAGAGGAAGGAAGCTCGTCATGCCAGTCATTAATGAGTGGGATGATCAGGCATCTGCTGATCGTATAAAGAGATACGAAAAAGAAAAGAAAGACCGTAAAGAATACCTCTATAAGTCTAAGCATGGACCTAAGAGGTACAAAGAGTTTATGAAAAAGGATGCTGAAGCAAAGTCTAAGGGTGTTCCTAAGGACAAGAGAGGTGTTCGTGCTCTTCATAAAGGTAAGTGGGGATATATGAAGAATAGAAAATTCACTGCCGATTGATGCTATATAGGGTAGAGTTTTTACCCTAATCATGATTAACTTTTTAATGCCTATTGCCATTAGTATTATTAACAAGGCAGTAGATAAAATTCCTGAGGATCTTGACTCAGTAATCAAGGACTTTCTAATCAAACTACTAAAGAAAGCAGCAGCTAAGACAGGTAATAAAGTGGATGACGAACTAGTCAACGCTCTTGCCAAGGCACTGCTAGAGTCTTGATATTATAAATAAAATATAGGAATACTCACTGTCCAGAGGAGAACACAATGTCTGTCGTAGGAAAAATTGACTCAGCAGCGTTTAGTAATTCGATTGGTGTCACAAATGGTGACGCAACCGTATCTAAAAATGCTGGTGATACTGTAGTTGTAGGTGACGTGCTTGACATCAGTGGCGTAAGCTACATTGTTAAACAGGTAACCAGTACCACTGCAATCGAACTGCATAAGAATTATGCAGGATCAACCGCAACTGTATCTGCAGGATCAGTGCTACGAAGAACTCCACCTAAAGCAGTTGCAGAGTATGTAATTGTTGGTGGCGATAGTAATTCCTATGATTTAGTTTTTGTAGACACAACTGAGGACAGCATTGCGTCTAACAAGAGTCGTGGTATTTCTGGACCTGGTTGGTGGCAGTATAGAACATATACTTCACACAATGGTGACGAAAAGCATAAGGCAGAGTGTTTAGTACCTATGAAGGTTGCTGCTGGTACTTCTGGGATTGCTGGCATATCACCAAGAACATCACCCAATATACCTTCTGTTACATCTTTAATGATGGCATCCTTCTGAAGAAAAACATATCCCCCAGCTCCTACTACACCAACTATACCTACGAAAGATACGAGTGCTAGTACGTTAACAATTTTTTGCATGATTCTATAGTTTGTAAGGTTTGTCATCGGTTGAGACACCAACTATTTTAAGAGGTGCTTGCTCAATACGAATAGTTTGAGTAGGTCCAGCTTTCGCTATGATTGCTTCTATATCCTTAGCAGTGACAGGTGGTGGTCCACCAGCAGGGTTACCATTCTTGTCCATCTTCATGGTACCATCACCTTTCTTACTCGCTGTCTGAATTCCGAAGCTCGCTAAAACTCCAGTAAAAACTGAAGCTATGAAAGTTGGATCTATTTTTTGTTGTGGTACACCTGGAATCGCCACATAATTAAGAGTCAATATTCCCCCAGACCAGGCAAGGACAGTAATTCTGACCATTGTACTGATGATTGCTGCTTGCTCTTCAGCATCGGGAACGATAGCAGATTTCACTTTACCAAAGAAACCTTTCTTCCTAGGTTCTTCGTGTTGTTCTTCTTCTACCTGTTCTTCTTTAATTTCTTCTTCGGCCATTTATGTCCAAGTAACTGGGCTATTTAGACAAAATATCATCCCCAATAACTAGTACATCTATATCCTTCTTGGCAAATAATTCTTTGGCTTCCCATTTATGACCAGCAATAGGTTTACCACCGACATTTAAACTAGTGTTAAGTAGTACACCATCACCTGTTATCTCCTTATACTTTCTAATGAGTCTAGCATATGATCCATCACCATCTACTGTCTGTATTCTAGACGACCCATCTATATGAGTGATTGCTTTCAGTCCATCATCCTTTACTGGTACAGATACATTCATATAAGGACATGCACCAGTCCACTCAAAGTGCTTATCAACATCCTCCAATAGAACTGAACCACCAAAAGGACGGAAGTGTTCTCTATGTTTAACCTTCCTATTAAGTGTGTCCTTAGCATCAGGTAGACGTGGGTTCATAAGAATAGACCTATTACCTAATGCTCTAGGTCCTATCTCACCATGTCCCTGATACCATGCAACTATATCACCATCAGCAAGTGCCTCAGCAGTCTCTAATAT